GTTATCGTTAATATCATAGTCTATGATAGCGCCATTGCCGTCTGCCGGGTTGTTAAAATCGTCGACAATGTAGGCGTATACCCTGGCGGTGGCTGTGCGCGTGCTGCTCCCGGTGTAGGTTTTATCTTCTATCCTGATGTAGCAATTTAATCCCATGCTGAATTTGGTTTAATAATTTGATGTTTAGGTTTATTATTGAAAGCTGTCGAAATACATGGTCGCCAGTGTGATGGTGAGGCTTACGCCGGTAGTATTTACATCGAACTTGTTATAAACGGGGATACATTTTGCCTTGTCGCCCGCCTTGATCTTGAAAAAACGGCCATCGCCCTCGCGATAGGCTGAAGCTTTGGCGATAAACTGGTTAGCCATAAAAAGTGCCTGGCTTACATAGGTTTCGTTGTCCGCAGTGTACAGGTCAAAATCTGTCTTGAACAGAAAATCGAGGGTAATGTTGAATGTATTATCCACCGAGCCGTTAATTTGCGGCGACACGTTGATGTTTTGCGTCGGGTATAAAAAAACGCAGGGAAAAGCAGCATCGTCGGCGAGCAAATTAAGCTCGTTTGCGGTGCCGTAAATAAACGTTGGGCTGCCGGTCAGGGTTTGCACTACGGCTTCAATTTGGTTGCGTATAGGCATGATTAAAATGATTAATGATTGATAAAAGTTAGCGCTGCGTCTGCAATAGCTCTGAATATTTGCGCTGATACTCGGCTTCGGTTTTATTGAGCAGCAGTTTGGTGAGTACCCTGTCGTAAGGCATATTGAGTATCTCGCTCCATTTGGTAATGTCGCCGCCGGCTAATGAGTTGATGGTATTGATATACTTAAACTTTTCGAAAGCCTGTATGCCGGCTTTTTTCTCCATAGCTGAAGCAGGCGCTGCCAAAAGCCGGTTCTCTGCATCGATAAGCCCAGATAGCTCATAAAAAAATATTTGGCTATGGGCAGTGCCTCCGTTACCCCAAGTGTTTTTATGGTTTCGGCAAATTGTTCGGCTTTGTACTCGTCATACACATTACCTGTGGCGCGGCAATAAAAGTATTGGGCCAGCACCTGGCAGCAAGCTTTTAATGAGGGATTGAAATTTTGTTGCCAATCGTCCTCGCCGTGTTGCTTAATGTGGTTACTGATCTCTTCGGCAATAATATCGCGCGAAGCCATGAACGCACCGGCCGGTTGCATCGACAAATTGCGGATAACCTTTATACTGGTTTTCTTACCGTCGATATCAAAAATGATCTTATTCGGGATAGCCTCACTGTCGTACAGGTATTTAATCTGGCTGGATAAGGACAATATCGCCTCGCCAAACACATCAAACTCGCTAAAATGTACTACGTTCTTCAATTCGGCAATGGGTATGCCTGATAGTATGCTAATGGCATCCAGATCACTCAATTGTTTCATAGCTTGCATCTGCATTAATTGGCCCAGCTTAAGCTCGGTTAACTGCGATGGTATTTTGATGCTAATCTTTCCGGTTAAGGTTTTTACGCTTCTTTCAATCATATCTTAAATAAATCTGTAAGGTTGGGTGGGTGTAAAGGTTTGCTTATAAGGCATTCGCGATCTTGCCGTCGATGCCGATCTGGTTTTTAGCTTATTTAATGCCACATAGCGCAACGGGTCAATGAGGTGGTTCCAGGTGTCAACAGGTTCATTAAGCGGTTTGCCCGAGCGGTCGACTTTCCATTTATAACGGGCCAGTTCCTTTCGCAGGTTTACGCTGCGGCGGGTTATGTTGAGTTTGTAACGCTTCAAAATGTCTATCGAGTTATTGACGCTGTCGGCCCCTTTTTTTGCTGGAGACACGTGCCAGCCCATCCTTGTAAGCTCCTCGATGGATTTGGGCTCGGCACTGTCGGCAATGATCTCGGTATTTTTGCTCACACCGTTGGCAGATAGTTTGGCAGCGATATCTTTATTGGTTAATTCGGTTTCATAAAATAATTCGTCTACCCACAACTCGCCATTTTGCATATATACCTGCAGGCAGCCGGTTTGGTCATTGCTGAAACCAAAATCTAATCCGGCACCAATAAGTTTGGCATCTGCCGGGATATCATCAACCACAAACCAATTGGTAAAGATCAAGCCTGTAATGCGGCCCGTCAGGCCGCGTGCATAAACCTTCCAAAGTTCAGTGTCGGTTTCTTTAATGCTTTCAATTTTGGCTCCCATGGCTGCATCCAGAAACGGGTTGTGCCGGTAATCAGAAATAATGAGCTCTACACCGGGCTTACCAATCAGCTGATCATGAACCCAAAATTCAGAATTGGGGTTGTAATCAATAAATATCCGCGAACGCGTACGCAACGCCAGTTCGGTAAAAATATTCCACTCAATACCATTTGCCTCATTAACAAAAAGATAATCGCGCTTGCCCGACTTGGCGTCCTGCGCATTGGCGTAGCTTTTAAATTCGATAATAGAATCATTGTAAAACTCAAATATGCGGTCGGTTTTATTAAAGTTTCTAATCAGGCTTTTTAACTGTTCAGATCTATTGTAAAGGCTCAAAGCGTCGCGCAGGGCGCCCGCCTTAAGGTTGGGTATATCCTGGCCTACAACGGTAATTACCTGTTTTTCATTTTCTGCCGCAAGGCAAAACAATACCTGCTCAATAGCGTAGGTTTTACCCGAACTGGTGCCACCCTGGTTAATAATTACGTGCGCCTCAGAAAAATAATTACGCCTGAATAAAATTGAAGCTTCGTAATCGTTGATATTCATAGGTTTTGGTTAGGTTTTTTTTGGAGGGGCGATGTTTGTATACTGTCATCCTGAACTTGTTTCAGGATCTCCGGTGATAGGTTAGTCCATTAACTTAGCGTGTGGGGTGCCGAAACAAGTTCGGCATGACGTATTGAGTGCTTAGGCATTTTACAACTCTACCTCTTTCTCACTCGACGCCGGCTGCGGCCCCGATTCGATGACTTTTACCGTCAAGGATTTATTTTTACTGCTTGATTTAATCGTTTTAACATGGTCTTCCCATCCCATGCTTTTTAGCGCAAACACCGCCCCCGTGGGCGATGGGTAATGCAGGCGGCTTTCATAATAAGCCATTACCCTAAAACGGGCTTTTGTAAGCGTTTCTTTGTACCTGTTCATTTGCTCATACCGGTCAAATGCTTCTTTACTGTTAAAGCCCAGGTAAAGCGCCAGGCCGGTAAGGGTAATGGGTTCTGCATTTTTGCCTGTATCGTTTTTTGAACGTTCAAAATACTCGTCAATCAGTCTGCTTAATGATTCACGATTGTTGAATTTAAGGGTAATTCTGGCCATGGTTTAAGCTCCTTTATTACAGGGTCTAACATGCCCTGATAAAAATTTTAGATAATCGAATTTTTAGATTTGCCTGGCACGGTTTTAAAGTTAAATTTTGTTAAATGCGATATAGTACAACTAATTGTGTTTTATATTCGTATTATATTTACCTTTAACTGTTTACAGGTTAGTATGAATGTTTTTAAAGCTGTTTTAATTGTTCTGTTTCTTTCGGCGGTCGTTATGTCCTGCCAAAAAGACCAGCAGTCTGTAGACGGCTCATTAACCAAGCCTGTAACTAAACCAGATACCAGCGATAACTCGGGCAATTTCTTTGCTGTAAAAGGCTCGCTAAACATCACCATCGACGATTCGACTTACATCTTTGACGCTGCTAAAGATTCAATAGCTTTTATCAACGTTAAAATTGATAGTGTAAAATATTATGGCTTAACAGCCATAAACAAAGCGCATACGGTAAGTTTCGGTATCAGTTCGCCGGGCTTTGCCGGGCCTGATCTGACTAACATGATAGCCGGCGGCCAGCTATTGTTTAGTGCCGACGGAAAGCACCTTAAACAATTGGCCCTTTCAAAAAATGCCGGTAATAATCTTTCAAACGTTATCAGCCTGGAGCAATACATGCAAGACAGTGTGCTTACCAAGGGCACATTTACTACCCTGATGTCTAAAAAAGGCGATGAAGAAACCGACCATGTGGTGAGCGGTAGTTTCAACTTGCTGAGCAAGTAATCCTGACAGATTTAATTTTTTAATTGCCGGACAATACAAAGATAAATAAAAATTATGATATAAATGCCAAACGGAATAATATTTTACCAAATTTTTTCTTCGGCTACCTCATTTTCTACTAATTGGGTGAGGATGTTTTTTACTACGGCTTCGCGTGCCCACTGCTGCTCGGTTAATGAGGCATCTTCCTGGTACCATCTAACAGGTTCATTAATTTCAATACGGGTTTTATAAATAAAATGCTTTTTAGGGTGCATTTTGGTGCCCTCATAGCTGTTTAGGTTTTCGGCCCTGATTACTTTGGCAAATTGTTTTGTGCTGATGTCAAGCTGCAGGCATTCGTCGAGCGTGTTCTTGAAGTCGTGCTTGTCTTCCAGCCAAAGGGTCAGGGTTTCGCCATTTAGCTCGTGGTCGGCTACGGCAATGCGGCTATAATCATAATCTACCGAAATGATCATCCACCATAATTTGTCTTTTAGTTTTTGTGCGATCTTTATCATTTTTAATGTAATAAAAGGTTAGGCCGCCATTACTGACGGCTGATTAATTTTTAGGTTTTCAACTCTGATTTTACAGCGCCGGGGTGGGTGGTACCCAGCCGGGCATGTATTTTTGTATGGCAGTAATTTCTTTACTGTACTTATTGCAGGTGGCGTAATAAGCTTTTAGCCTGAGGTGTAAAAGGTTCTCGTCTGTCGTGCTGCTGTGAGTGGGCTGCAATTTATTATCTCGGTTTGCGGTGTAGGCTATGTGCATCGGTTGGTTGTATTAGGCTTTTATTTTATGAGTATCGGCAAGTAATGGTTGCTGTTATTTTACTACGGAAAACCTTGCTGCTTGTATTTATATTTGATAGATAACAATTCTGTATTCATTTTTCTGTATATTCTGTAATTTTATTTGGATTGTAATAAAATATGTTTTAGTTTAGCTTGAAATAACGATACAAACATAAAGAAATATCTGTATTTAAAATCAAGAAAAATTTAAAAATAGTTTTCCACAGATTATGGAATCAGCCGAAAAAAGCAATAAGATCAAAACTGTTCGCCCTGAAACACTGGAGTTTATCATTTTATATAATCAGTTAAAAGGCAAGGCATTTTCCGGCAACGCGCAGCTGGCCGAGGTGTTAGGGTTTAATTCGGCCAGCTCTATCACAGAGATCATTAAGAGCCGCCAGAACATCGATCCTGAAAAACTCAGGATTTTTAAAGAACGCTATAAAGATTTTATTGAGGGTGTTGCCTATACGCCGGTTGCGCAGGTAACCAAAGTTGCCGAGGGTATACCGATGTATGAAATTTCGGCTACGGCATCGGGCGTTGAGGTTTATAATGATATTAACGATACGCAGCCTGTAGGCCGCATGAATTTCCCTGGTATTGAGGATTGCGATTTTGCTTTGCCGGTTTGGGGGCATTCTATGTATCCATACCTGGAGAATGGCTGCTGGGTGGCCCTTAAAGTTATTCACGATAAAAAGATTTTACCCGGCGAGGTTTACTATATTGAATGGGGCGATTACCGCATGTACAAGCGCCTGCTGTTAAGCGATAAGGACGATGAGGTAATAGCGCATTCTGACAATACTACAGAAATGATAGGACATCAGTTAAAATATGCGCCTTTCCCCATTAAAATAACTGATATTAAAAAGCTGTGTCTGGTTAAGGATATCCACAAAAAACATAATCATTAAGGCAAAAGCCTGTTAAATGTTACCGGTTTTTATGTGGTTGGCAGTGCTTTTAGTCTGTGATCAGGGCTTGAATGATATTTGCATCACTTGTTTATACAACATGTAAATAGTTTTTAACTATCAGGCATTTGTTTTATTTTTATGGTCAGTTAATTTAAATCGATTATCCTCATGGACGCAAACATTTACTTGATGCTGGGTGCTATTGCCGTAGTTGCTATTATTTTTATAAATCATCGCAACCAAAAAAATAAAATGAAAACCATGCTTGAAGAGGCAGGAGGCACCCAGCAAATTTTCCTGACCAAAGCGGTTGAAAAAAAGAATAGAGCCTTAGCCGAAATTTTATATGATGGTGGTATTAAACCTACAGTTCAAAACACAGGCACATCGCAAAAGGATATTTTGATACAGCAGCTGCAAAAACTGGAGCAGGCTTACGCGGCCAAAAAGATCACCCTAAGACAATATGACGATCATCTGTTTAACTTGTTGGAAAAAGCTAATAAGTTAGCAATAATAGCTTAAAGCCGGTATGGTCTGTTCAATTTAAATTAAGGCTTTACATTTATAATCCTTTGCTTATACTTGTACCGTATGGCAGCAGACGACGGTATTGTTAAACGCATTAAGATCATAGTGAAAGACTACGGCGGCCAGTTGGCCCTTGCCGGCGCCATTGGTGTCGACCAGGGCTTTATCAGCAAGGTGATCAACCAAAAGCAGGAGGTAAGCTATTACCTTATCAGCAAGCTCTGTTTTCAATTAAGGTATTCGCCCGAATGGCTTATACTGGGTACCGGCGATAAAAAGATCAACAAAGCCGAATCGCCCAAGCTTATCACCGAGATCCAGATGATGCGTACCGAGCTTGACATTTTGCATGCCCGCATGCGCGCCTTCGAGATGGAGGTAAAAGAGCTGAAGGAACAGGGCAACATTCAACAAGCCGGATAA